ATTTCACAGATGAAACGGCCTATCCTAGATAGGCTAGCACATTCATCGCATACATGCTCGTACGGCACAATGTACACTGGGGAATCCTCAGTTTTCAAATTTTCCTTTGTCTTCAACTCCCATCCCTGGGCAAGGACTCTGAGGGTAACCTCTGGGGATGGTTTCTTTCTCTTGAGAGCAGCACGCAACGAAACGGTGCCCCCCTCCGTGATGTTCGGCCGAGTACACTTTCTGGGCGTGTACCCTTCTTCACGGAGCCTGCAGACCCTAGCGTCTATGAGAACAATCTCTTCCTCGCGTGATAAATCGTAACCTACAGGCTTGGTTACTACGGGGAAGGGATTGGTGGATTCGGCGCCACTGGTTGGCACGGAGCATAATGCTCGTCGGATCTCTTTGTCTCTTACAAGTGCGTTAAACCTGCGATAACAAAGGGGACTTTGTATCTTGCTGCTGGCTCTCGCCAACAGGTTCTTGTGCCTCCTCACAAGATACATGAATCCTTCGGTGGTAACGGACGATCGGTCGGCAAACCCGATGACATCCTCCACATCACGCCCCATGAACAGGGCTCCACAATTAATTTTCTTTTGTTCTATGCCGTCATCGAAGAGAGTGGAGTTTATCTCCCCCTTCTTGGCATGCACCATTGTCTTATCGTCGTTCACGATAAGACCCACTCGCTCGCCGTGGGCAACTATACGCGGCATCAGGCCCGGGACTGACAAATCCCGGAGTAACAAATCATCGCCGTTGATGAGACAACGATGAAGGCGCCACTCCTCAGCACCAATTTTCCCTTCGATCAGGAGATCGTTATGGGCTAGGTCGACAACCGTCTTATTTATAAGACAAAGCAACGGGAAGCTCATCAAGCTACCCATTGGTTGACCCCTGGTCACCTGCTTTCCGTCTATGCGCAAGCAACCGAGTACCCGAAGTGCTAACACCTCGTCCTCATTTAACCCCTCTCCTTTGTCGATTAATACCTCAACAGCGGCTCGCGTATATGCGGATTTTATCAAGTCAGTCGCAGATCGGTAGTCTACGCTTATATACGCGCCGCCGTTTAGTGAGGCCACTTTCTCATCGGTTGGGCTACCGACAAGAAGCCATCCCTTCTTTTTGAGGGTGCCATAAAGGGAGCGATGAAGGGGGTAGAGAATTTGATTGTTTCTCTCGCTAAAGAGTGTCACAATCCTGGGTTTCCCCGCGGAGACAACAGATTGGACCTCGCAGTCCTCACTGAACTCCCCCGGGATCCACGTCCCCCCCTCTCGCCTCGTCACTCCCTGGCATGCGTGCCCGTTCGGGATATACGGGTACTTTCCTCGGTTCCACCCAAGTTCGACATTTCTGCCGAACTGGGCTGCGAATTGGGAGAGATGGTCACCATCCACCTTAACATCCCAGAACCTTTCTTCTTTCCATTTTATTTCTTTTGTCAGACCAACGGTATCTTCACACCATTGGCAAAAACTCTTTTCAAGCTTTTGGCAAGTTTTGACCGAAAGTTCCTCAACTTCGTTAAGTTCATCGAAGCAGGACCGGATAGCGGAACGAAGATGACCGCATTCAATCCGGGAAGGGAGAGCACGAGCCCTCTTCAACCTGAGTTCTTTGTACAAAAACTTTAAACAGGTTCGCGCCTTCCCCCTAAGGCGCGACGCAAATTGACACTCAGAGGCGGTTTTCTCTGAATCCACACTTACGGGCGTGGACACGTCGATTTGTTTCTCTTCTCGATCGGAGTCGACACTCCGGGACTCACCTTTAACGTCAAAAACGCCGCATTGTCCCTTACGACGTAGACGCTGTCTATTTCTTCTCCTCGAAAAAAACTCAGCTCGCAAGCTGCCAAAGGAACGAAGTGTCACCTCCCCGGAGGGGAACAAACAAAGCGGTGGTTGAATGGCGGTGTACATCATTATTTTCCTTGTGCGATTTCAATTTCATTTTATAGACATGAGCACCTCTCGGTGCGGTCTTTCTCAGAGAGTTGGAGAGGAAGGGGCGAATGGAAATCACCATGTCGCAGGAAGTTCCCCTAGGTTACCCATGATCGGCAGGATGGACTACTAAATCCACCATCAAGCTTCCTGAAGACCCCAACATCGCCCGGCCGTCTGTTTCACAAGACGTCCCCCGCTCTCCCTCTGAAGGAGTCGCCCACCACCACACATACATAGAATGCCGGTACTCTACAAGTGCGGCGGGTGTTACCAAAAGGTAG